GATTTAACCAATGAACATAGTTTGATGTGCGATAAATTACTTCTTTATAGTAATTTGATGCACCAGTATCGCTCTTAGCGTCTGAAGCCTTTGAAACGAATCCAAATGCTTCAATAACTGTGTTTTGTGTGCCAGAAATCAAACCATCTTCGTCGACGACTACGACGTGCATTTCGTCGTTTGTTGCGCCGCGTGACTCTGCAAATAAAGAGGTTCCTGGTTCGTCGCTAAATGTATTCTTATATGCCCAGCTGCCGTATGCAGCTGCTGAGTCGCAAACAGAAACTTTTAAAGAGTTACCTAGTGCGCCAGGATAGCGAGCGCAGAAAGGACCATATTGTGTGTTGCCTGATGCGTAGTAACTTGCAACGTATTCTTCGTCATTGTTGACTTTGAAGCCTGTTGCGCCGTTTACTGTCGCATTGTTTGAATTTGTGTTCGCACGAACTAGGCGTAATGAATTGCCGTATGCAAGAAAGTTTGCTGCGGTAAAGAAATCGTTTGCCGTTTCGTTCGTTGGTTTGCCGAAAATTTCCACGAGCTTGTTTTCTGAAGAAACAAGCGTAATTTGGTTCGCTGGACCCCATGCAAATGTTCCAACGAGGGCGCCAGTCGTTGTGCCAACAGCAGGGACAACTGTTGTTAAATCGACTTCAGAAACATTTACACCTGGTGATAATTGAAAAGCCATGTTTATTCTCCTAGGGTAGAGATCAATCTTGTAGGTTCTACGGGATATTTATTAAAAACCATATTTGTCAGATTCATCTCTTTCTACTACCGTCCATAAGTCACCACCCATTCGCATTCGCTGCATTTCTGCAACATCGTCCAAAATGATCGGTAAAGGTAGTGATTCTTCCTCGATAGCGTTCATTTGATCGGCATAAAGTTTACTTCGAAGGTTGATATTTGATAAATCTTTAAAAAACTCTTGATTTGAGAGCCATGCAAAGAGAACTAAACACATAACGAGGTCATCATGACTACCGTCCTCAGCTTCAAAACTGGATCCTTTTGATACAAAGGTCGAAAGTTCGGAAATTATGTCAAAATCAGTGATATGTAATTTCGCGGCTTCAATTAAATTCTTTAAAATCGAACAGCCGAGTCTTTTTACCGATTTTGTGGTACGAATGCCTCGTTGGATATTTCGCCCATAACCGCCAGTTACGAGAACCTTATTTCGTACTTGAACCGTCGATAATATATTCTCATATTCATAATCGTCAAATAAACTGTCGACGATCTGTTGTCCGTTATCGTTAATTTCGATAAGTGCATAAGACTGGTTATAATACTCACCAATTTTCTTAATAATCGAAGGATAAACCAATGGACTAATTTCATTATCTTTATAAACGCAAACTACCTCGTAAGGCATTTCCGTAATATCAATTGTGACTGCGGCTGAATAGTCTAACCCTTTACCGCGAGAAGTATCGACAATTGTGACGTAATTTCGACCGACCACAGGTTGTTTGTATATTTTAATGCCTGTATCGGACAGATGCAATGGTTTTACAAATGCAAGAGATTTAAGAGCTGCAGCAGATAACAGAGTGCCAGCGGAACCCATAAACTCGCATTCCATTTCCTGTAAATACTTTTCTTCACCAAGAACACGACGTTGTTCGTTTGCCCATTCTTGTGTACGACCTGGAATCTGACGCCAGTTAGCCTCAATCCAAGCAAAGCCATTTTGACCTTCGACTGCTTCCGTCCACATTCTATAATAGTGATTCATGCCGTTTGGAGTTGAAGAAATCAAAACTTTAGAACTCGTACCAGAAGAAATCGTTGGATATACAGACGTGAAGAATTCGTCAGCAATGTTAGTTGGTACGAACGCAAACTCGTCGAGATATAGTAGCGAGATAGAGAAACCACGAATTGCACTAGAGGCGGTCGATTCTGCCATTACACGGCAGTTGTTTTCTAATTCAATGTCGCCTTTGTTCCATGTACGCACACCTTGCTGCAACCACATTGGTAGTGATTCGTAAGCGAGTTTGACGCGATTGAGAATTTCACGAGAAGTCTTTGCTTTGTTTGCAAGAATGGCTACAAACTTATCTTCATTGAATAAAATATACCAAAGGATGTAACCTACAATCATGGTCGTTTTACCGATCTGACGACCAGCTTTTACAATCACCATGCGATTGTTGTTTATTTTATCAACAGCTTCTTTTTGAAATGGGTATAATGAAACGCTGACGAAACCTTTATCAAGTGTAACAATCTTAACGTAATTCTCGATAAAGTATACAGGAGATTCAGAACATTTGATGTACTCAGTAACTTCATGCTCGGTCATCTGCTGAATAATACCAACTCGCTTCAGCTTCGGATTGCCGAGATAATGTTTCATCTTACTTGGTATCATCATACAGAGTTTTCGCTTTTAAGTTTTTTCAATAGGTCTGCAGTCGAACCAACGAATACCGCTTTGTCGACGTTAACATTTGTAACTGTCTTTTCTTCTGGTCTTTCTAACTCTTTGCGTTGTTTTTGCAATGTCATCAGTTTCTCTGTCACTTCTGACATATTTTTAATCATATTTGCTGCTACTTCATACGCTCTTGGATGTTGCGACGCCCTCGCCACTTCAAGAATGCCGTCCAAAGCCTCATTACCCTTTTCGATAAGATTGTAATAATTAGCGCGAGAATAGTCAGCGTCAGGATTAACAGTTGATCCGTCTGGCTCATGAATAGTAACATTTTTCTTGTCCTCTACTACAACAGGAGCATAATCTATACCAAGAACATCAGATAATTTTTGATTAACATCACTCATAATCCATATATTCCTTTATCTGCGTTATAATTTTGTAGCACTTGTGCTGATGACAGTGCGGCACTGTACAATCTAGTGATGCCTATACGACCGTTCATATATTGACTATATTCACCACCATTGTATGAGCCTATATACAAGTTTGCTGATGTATTGAGTATGCTTGAGAAACTGTGTGACACACTATTTACGCTGACTCCGTTGATGTAGGCTTCTAGTGAGTTAGATGCTACATTTTTCCAGACATAAGTTACGTGTGTCCAAGTGTTCAATGGTATTGTATAAGCGGGTGTGTCTACAACTGTACTACCGTTACCTATTTGAGCATAAATGGCATTACCGATAATTCGTATACTATATGACACATCTTGTGCCGCACCACCAGGGTCAAACTTACCTAATACAACTTTACTGCCACTGCTATTACTCAAATATACCCATGCTTCCATAGTCCAATCGCCAGTGCCTGGCTCTAGTAATGCGTTATCAGGTACATTGATCTGACTACTACTTCCATTATAACTAAAGTAAGGATCAGTATATGTGATATTGCTCATAGTACCATTTAGTGAAGTACTAGCAAGATTTGTTATAGTACTGCCACTGCCCGGATAACTGACACTATTGCTAGGATCGTACCATAATACAAGATTTGATGTTACAATTTCTGGTGTAGCAAATTTTGGTAATTGGTTATAATAATTTTGTAGTATTTGCTCTTGTGTGAGTTTGGTATTATACAGGAACATATTGGCCACATAGCCCCAGGGTTGACCCGCAGTATCGTTATTACCCCAACCCCAATGTGTGGTTCCTCCTGCCCCATATGCTATTGAATTTCCAACCTGTGAACCATTTATGTAAAATGTTTGAGATGAATTGTCACCGACTACAGCATATTGAACCCATACGCCAACCGAAGAAGCGAGGTCATATCCTGAACTTCTGAATGCGGTGTCCCAATATCCTAATGTATTTGAGTTATTGGGAATTGTGATTGGAGTGTATTTAGGTGAATTTGTATAAAGCAATGTTCTAAATGATGCTGGATTGCCTGCTTCTAATCTAGCCCATGTGATATATGTATATCCTGTTGTTGGTAATGTAGGACCAGTACCATTTACAACAACTCTACGATTACCTGTGGTACAATCAAAACACTTTACCCCGTTCAACATAGTGTATGTGGCATCAGTCAATGTATGTGTATAAACATTACCTGATAGATCGTTTACTGTGGTACCTGTGCCCGAATAACTTGAGGCATTGTTAGCATCCAACCAGATCCGGAGATTGTTGGTGATAATACTAGCATCAGCTACACGGACGCCATTTTTTCCAAATTGAAATGAACTTGTAAAACTATTTAACATAAATCAACCACATTTTTTATTATTTATAGTGTAATAAAAACATTTAAATTTCGTAAGTATCTTTAACTGCATTGTAATTCTGGGTTATCTCAGCACCAGACAATGCTCTGTTATACGCCCGCATCTGATAAAAAACTGGATATAGTGCGGAATTTGAGTTGTTTAGTGTATCTCCTCCAAAACCTATACCGTTATTATTATGCCTTGCCCCAAAATAAAAATCATTTGTCGCAAAGAGTGTTTGATTACCAATAGTATCAGTTGTTCCAACTTGTGAACCATTTAAAAATAGACTAATTTGTGTGCCATTGATAACAAAAATCCAATGTCTTATAGCATTACTTTCGGTTATGGTTACTGGAACTTCACCATTTGGGCTACCATAATATAAATTTGTTGAATTATCCATATATGCTAGGTATCCACCGCTAGTATCATAAATTTCATTACCCCAAATAGCTCCCCAAAATGATGTTGGATTAAATGAAGCAACTACCTCAATTGTTACAGTATTTGAAGCAATATTATAAGGAACACTAATATAATCCGTACCATTTGAATTCTCATTGTTTAGTCTTATGCCACCACCATTGTTTGATACATACGATGGAGAACCTAAAAGTGTTGCATTACGACCATTGCCACTAGAATCAGTCCATGTAGTTCCAGATATTGGTGCAGTTTCTAAATTGAATTGCAAACCTGAAGTTACGATACCTGCTGGCAATAGTGGGTTTCCACGACGACCAAAGGAAAATGAACCGCTAAATGAACTGAGCATTATCCAAATGTGGTCAATTGACCAAGAGTGATAAATGTTCCATTATTGTTCACAACACTGAAAGAAATTACATCCTTCTTGTTTGCATTTCCTGCTGGTGCAGTTGTGCTTCCTTGCCAATTAACAGTTTGCGCTACGCCACCAATTTGCACAAGATTCGCAACATATGCGGTTGAACTCTGATTGATGACAAGAGTGAATGCAGTTGCAGTATTTGCAGGAATTGTTACGTCGGTGAAATTTGCAGTGAAGTTTGCACTCACGCTTGAGTGTACAAATATATGACCTAATGCACAATTATGTGTGACTGTTCCAGTTGCACTTGATAATGCATTCGTTGTTTCAATTACTTCTTTGACATTTAATATATTAACTGTAGGATTTGCAGTAAATGCTGTTGTTTGTGTAGTGCTATCTGGGAACACTAAAGAGCCATTGTCTTTGAAATCCCAAACTTTATTGTAACTTTGTAGTTTGACGGATCCACTAGCATCAATCAAAATTTCATCATTGTCGTCATTGTTGGCTTCAATGTGAAGTCTTGTTGATTCACCAATTACAGGATACCATTTTATACTTGCAATGTCTCCACTGCCACCACCTGGATCGCTAGGGAATATGATACCATCGTTTGCTGTATTTCCTGATGTTGGATATACCGCTATTGGCCAAGAGATATTTGCTCCAGATGCACCTTGAACACCTTGAGCGCCTTGAGCGCCAGCAGTACCCTGAGCGCCTTGTGGACCAACATCACTGATGTTGATTGTTCCAGCCATTGATGAATGAAATTGACACACATAATACAATGTGCTTGGCGCATTATAAGGAACAGCGAATGTTATTGTTCCGACAGCAGCACCACCATTCGTTACACCAGAGCTGTATATACTTCCAGAGGAATAAGCACCAGAAACTGTTTGAATCCAGAAAGGATGACCGGAAGCATTTACACTAAATTGATAAGTAAATCCACGCAGTAAATTAAGAGTTGGATTGCTAGAACCATCGATTGAATATGCACCAGCACCAACATTCGTAACTGTGTATGTTCTTGCGCCTAATGCACCCTGTACACCTTGTGCTCCTTGCGCACCTTGCGCCCCTACATCGCCTTGAGTGCCAGTACCAGTAGCACCTTGAACACCTTGTGCACCAGCAGCACCTTGAGTGCCTTGTGCTCCAACTTCTCCTTGGGCACCGACGGCACCTTGAGCACCAGTTCCTGTTGCTCCTTGAACACCTTGAGCACCCTGTACACCTTGTGCTCCTTGCGCTCCTTGGGCACCGACGGCACCTTGAGCACCAGTTCCTGTTGCTCC